GGCGTAGGCCGCCGCCACGCGCCCCGCTGCGGCCTCGGTGGCGGCGGCCCAATCGGTGGCGGCCTGCCCTGAGGCGCCGAGCGCGTCCACCGTGGCCTGGCGCTGCGCCTCGGCGGCGCCCTTCACACCCTCGGCCTGCTCCTGGGCCTTCTTCACCACCTCGGCGCTCTGCTCGGTTGCCGCCTGGATAACCGCCGTCTTCTCCTCTTGCGCCGCCGCCACCTTCGCCTGCACCTTGGCGGCGGCAATCTCCTGCTCCACCTGCGCGGCGGTCTCTGCGGCGGCCACGGCCTCTTGGTACTGCGTGTTGAGGACGGCCTGCGCCTCAGGGTTGCCCGCAAGCTCGGCCTGCTTCTCGTAGTACGCCTGGTCGAGTGCTTCGCGCGCCGCAATGGCCGACTTGGACGCCTCGTACTCGGCGGCGGCGCTCTCGGCGTTGCCCGCCGCGATCTGCTCGCGCGCCCTCGCCTGCGCGGCGGCGGTGCGCTGCGCGGCCTCGGCCTCGGCCTGCTCGCGCGCCGCGATCTGCGCTAGCTGCTTCGGGTCAACCACGCCGACGGAGGCGATATCGTTGGCCTCGTTGGCCGCCAGCCCCTGCGCGGCGTCGCTCGCCAGCGTCGTCTGGAGCTGGGCCGCAATGCGCGCGCGCTCCTCTGCCGCCTTGGCGTCAAGTGCCGCCAGCCGCTCGCCGGTCTGCGCCGCGATCTCCGCAAGCCGGTTGCCCGTCTGCGCCTCAATCTCGGCAAGCCGGGTGCTGGCCTGCTGCGCCTCTGAGACACGCGGGGCCGATGCGCCACCACCCCTGCCGCCCGCGCGGGGCGGCGGCGTGCGCCCGCGCACTTCCTCGGCGGCGGCCCTCGCACCGGTGCCGCCTGCGGGCGTGCCCTTGCCGCCGGGGCCGCGCGCCGCGCCCACGTTGCCAAGCGCCGACGCGGCGCCCGTCGCCGACTGCGCCGCCAGCAGGCGGTAGTAGGCCGCCGTCAGCCTGTCAATCGGCGCGGTGCTGTTGCCGAGCTGCCCGGCGGCAGCAGCGCCCGCGTTGCCGCTTGCCAGCAGCGCCTGTGCGGCCGCCCGCGCGGCGGCGTCCAGGTCAAGCCCCGCGTTCGTCGCCTCAAACGCGGCGGTGGTGGCGTCGGCCAGCGCCTGCGCCTGCGCCTGCGCCGCCAGGGACGAGTCGTCCAGAGCTGCCGTCGCCACCACGGTGGCGTCCGCAACCTCCAGCGTGGCCTCAGACTGCCGATAGGCGGCAAAGGCGGCGCCCTCGTTTGCGGCGGCAATGTTCTGGAGCCCCGCCTCAAGGTTGACGCCCTCGCCGCCCATGTCCAGGTAGCTCTGGAGCAGCGCCTCGACGGCGACGCGCCCGGTGTCGCTGGCGGCGGCCTGCGCTATCAGCGCCGGGCCAAGCTCCGCAATCGCGGCGGCGGCCTCTGGCCCGAGCTTTGAAGCAAGGCCAATCGCATTATTGTACAGGTCGTTGACGCCGGTGAGCGCCGCAATCTGGCTCGCGGCGTCGCCCGCTGCCACGCCCTGCGCCTCCATGCCCTTGGCTGCGGCAAACGCGGCCTCGCTTAACGGATCAAGCTGTGCCACCAGCGGCGGCAGCTGGCCGTTGAGCTCCGCCACTTTTGCAATATACTCGTCATAGCCGCTGCTGCTGGCAACGAGGTTGCCGCCGGTCTCGCTCAGTTTGTCGCTATAGGTCGTCAGGTAGCCCACGCCGTCGGCGGCGGCCTGTGCCACCCCAGCTAGCCCGCTCACCACCGGGGCTAGGGCGGTTGCCAGGGCACCCGCAAGCACGCTTGACAGGTTCGCCGCCGCCGCGTTGAGCTGTTGGAAACTTTCCGCCGCCGTCGCCGCGTTGCCCGCCGTCTGGTTAACAATCGTTTGGCCGCTTACGAGCACGGCGTTGAGGATGGCCTGCTGCTTCTCGGCGGCGCTCAGGCTGTCCGCACTCTTGCCAATTGAGGCGCCATACGTCGCGTAGGCTTCTGCTGACTTAACCACGATACCGGCGTTGTCAATCAGCTCGGTGGAGCCGCGCGCAATACCGGTGACAAGGCTGTCAAACACCATGCCCACGTCCGTGCCGAGCGTCGTGGCGCTGGCGCGGGCGATGGCGAGCAGCTGGGGCAGCTGGGTTGCCACGCTTGAGCCGAGCAGGAGCAGTGCCGTGTTGGACGACTTGATCAGGTCGGCGTTCGACACCGCGCCCTTGCTCGCGGCCTGGAGGCTACTGAGCAGCGCCTGGCCGGTGGAGCCTGCCGACGCCGCAAGGCTGTCGAAGCTGGCGCGGGCCGCCTGCGCAGCCGCACCGGTCTGCGCAAGGTCATAGGCCGCCTTGGCGGCGCCAATCGCGGCGAACGCGCCGCCGACGCCTTGAATGGTGCCGATCAGGCCGTCGGCGCGGCTTGCGGCGTCCTTGACGGCGGACGCCCAGGAGCGCGCGGCGGTGGCGCTCTGCCCACTCGCGGCGGCAGCCTTGCTCTCGGCGGCGGCGCGGCGCGTGGCGGCCATAGCAGCCCGGTCTTGTGCCGCAGCCGCCCCGGCAGCAGCCGCAGCGGCCCGGCTGTCGGCGGCGGCGGCGCCCGCTGTGGCGGCCGCAAGGCGCTGCTGCGCAGTGGCGGCCTTGGCGGCCTCCGTGGCGATCCTGCTCTGCGCAGCCGCCAGCTTGGCCGTCTCGCCCGCCGCCTTGCTGGCGCCCGCCGCGATGGGGCCGTAGGCTTTGCCCGCCGCCGCCAGCTGCTCGACCGCCGCACGCGCCGCCGCTGCCCCGCGCGGGTCAAAGCTCGAGCCGATCTTAATGTCAATCGTGTCGGTGATGGGGGGGTGCCTTAGCTGGTGGCGGCGCTCAGAAGGCGGGCGACCTTGCTTTGGGCGTAGCTCACGACCGCGCGCGCTTTATAGCGCGTCCACTGGCTGCTCGTGAGGGCTGCCAGCAGCTGATCCTCCAGCATCCCCAGCTCCGTCGCCAGGCTCAGGATCGCCATGCGCTCCGAGGTCGCCTGCTCGGCCTCGCTCTCCGACGGCTCCAGGCGCCCCGCCGCGATCTGTAGGGCGAACGTCAGGGTCATTGTGCCGGGGACGCTCAGGCGCCGGATCGCCGCCTCGAAACGAGTCGGGGTCTGCCTCCGAGAGACCCCAGATCGCATCACCGACGACGCGCACCCAGTTGGCACCGTTGATATCGGCGCGGGCGGTTGCCAGGTCGGCAATATCATCCACCGTGAACAGCAGTTCGCCGGTGGTGGGGTCAATCACGCCGCGCTGGACGATGTAGGCGTACATGCCGATGAGGTTGCGAAACGTGGCCGGGGCGGTCTCGCGGTCCAGGTCGCCGATCTCGTGTGCGCTGATACGCTCATCGGCCATGAGCTCGCGCAGGCGCAGCGATGCGCCGTCGGGCAGCACGTAGTCGCGCTCGCGGCGCTGGATACGCACTAGGAAGGTCTCGCGGGCAAGGTACATCATACGCTCCTATGATGATACGGGCGGCTGCGTGGCGAGGGAGCGTCGCCACGCGAGCCAGCCCCGGCGGATCACGCGCTAGGGGTGCTGGAACGTAATCGCGCCACCGGCCCGCATGTCGAACGCGGCGGTGACGAGGCTCTGGACATCCAGCGGCAGCGAGGTCAGGGCCAAATAGATTGTGCCGTAGAAGTAGACGTTGGTTACGCCCGCCCCGATGCCAGGGTAGCCGTAGAACTTGACCGGCGTCCCCGCCTGGGCGGCATCAATGAGCACGAACTGTTGAGCCGACGGCGCGTTGGTGTCCTGGTAGAACAGCTGGAGGCTGCCCGAGAAGTCGGGCAGGCCGGGCACATACGTCTTGGTGACATCGCCCTGGCCCGTGTCCTCTTGAAAATCGACGCCGGTCTGTACCTCCCAATTCGACACGGCGGTGCCGTTGGACGCGATTTTGAGGATGGGCGAGGCGTTGGTGATGCCGAGGTAGATGCGGGCATTGCGCCCGTGGAGCGTGCCGGAGTTTGGCATAGTCTAGATCTCCTGTGCGGGCTTGTGGGCCACGGCGTACACATCGCCGACGGCGGGGGCGTGCGAGACATGCGCGTCTACGAACCCGGCGGCCTTCAGCCAGCGGCGCAGATCGGCAGGGGGGATATTGGCGTAGTGCTCGTCGCTGCGCAGGGCACCGCCGTCGTTGCCGTGCGGGGCGCGCTCAGGCGCGGCGGCGGTGAAGATGAGCACGCCGCCGGGACGCAGGCAGCGGTACGCGGCGGCCACGAGGCCCGCCGGGTCGGGGTCGTGCTCGGCGGCCTCGGTGGAGACCACGACGTGCGCCAGCCGCGCGGGCATGTAGTCCTGCGCGCGGGCCGTCACGTCCACGCCTGGCCCGCTGCGCGCGTCCAGGCCGGTATAGGACGCGGCGTGGGCGAACAGCCCGCGCACGCTGCCGTTCACGTCGTAGCTGCCAAGCTCAAGCACATGCGGGCGCTTGAGCGCCAGCCCCTCCACGGTCTGCTGCACAAAGGCGTAGGCTTCGGCGTGCATTAGGCGGCCTGCTTTCGATGCGCGGCGTTTGCCACGACGTTGAGGATATCGGCGGCGCGGGCGTGCCAGGTGTGGCCCTGCACTGCCTGGCGCTGCTGCATAGACAGCGCCGTCCGCGCGCCGGGGTAGCGTAGGTAGAAGCGGATCTGGCGCTCCAGGTCGGCGCTGTCGCCCGCCCGGTACGTCGGCACGCTCTTGCCAAACAGGGCCGCCAGCTCAGGGCGGCTGTCATCGCACAGCTGGAAGCCGCCGCACGCCGCAATCTCAAACGCGCGCGGCCCGAGCGACTGCGCGGCGGTGATGTGCTGCCCGCTGCCGTACTCGGTGGTGGTGCGGTGGTGGTTCAGACTGATGCGGGCGCTGCGATACCAGCTAGCCGCATCGGCGTTGCGGGCGATGCCCTGCCATGGGTCAACCTCGCCCGCAATCACCTGCGCGGGCGTCATGGTCTCGTGCTCGGGCAGCTGCCAGAGCGACCCCTGCACCTCGCGCGTGATGCCCTTCCAGTTCACCCCGTCAAGCAGGGCGCGGCGCTCAGGGAAGGCCGTGCCGACAAAGTACAGGTCAACCAGCTGGGCGGGATCGGCGGGGCCGGGGTAGTGCGTGGCCGGGTTAAATGCGTGGGGCACGTAGTGGACGCTGGGGTGCGCGCCGAACAGCGGCACTGCGATCCGCTCGTGGGTGAATATGTGGTCGTAGAGCGGCGCGATCTCCTGCTCTACCGCGCTGTAGGGCGACTCGGTGCAGAGCAGGGCCGTGGGGATGCCGAGCGTGCGCAGGCCAAGCGGCACACTCCAGTGCAGCTTAAGCCCCGTCACCACGATGGCAGCGTCGGGCTGCGTCACGACCGCCTGTGCAATGATGCGCGGCGCCGCCAGCGCAAAGGCGTCGGACGCCCACGCGGGCACGCCCGTAACGTAGGTCGTGAGCAGGTGCGTGGCGGTGCTGAACACCTCTAGGCCAATGTCAAGCCGCGCCTCGATCACGGTGCAGCCGCTGGCGCGCAGCCCCGCGCACAGGCCCGTGTACACGTCCGCCGTGCTGAAACTGTCGCCGGGATGCACCACAAGGACTTTCATAGATCGCCCTCGCACGCCACCATGAGCGTGATCTGCTGGAGGACATGCGTCGGGGCGCCGCTGCGCGCCATGCGCTCAAGTACCGCCGACGTGCGTAGGATGGTCATGTCCACCACGCCCGCGACGCCTGCGAGCCGATCCGTGCGCAGCGAGTCCTTGAGCGCCTCGGTGGTGGCTTTGAGGTCGCCAATGATCGCCGCCGCGCCCGCCTCGCCCGTGCCGGTGGCGCGCAGCACCGTGATGCGGATCTGGTGGCGCTCCTGGTAGTTGCCCTGGGTGCCGTAGCCGTCAAGGCGATCCCCCTCCAGGGTGTCGCCGCCCATCTCTACCACGAGGCTCAGATCGTCGGCGTCAATGACCTGCCAGTTATCGCGGCTGCTGTTGGCGCTGCGGAACGCGATGCCGCTGGCGTAGGCGCGGCAGCGGGCAAGCACGGCGGCCTCGACAAGCAGGTACGTGCTCATGCGCCCTCGTAGACACGGATCATCGCGTCCGCCAGCGATTGGCCCGCCTGATCGACCTGGCGCTGCATGGCGCGCCGGGTGCGCGCCGGGTAGTCATTGGCCGCCGCTGGCCCCACGCGCGTGCGGAAGAACACCACGCCCCGGATGACGAAGCGCAGCGCCCGCCCGCGCGGGGCGATGATAGGGCCGCGCCCGCGCAGCACGTAGCGCAGATGCGGCGTGGTGTTGGTGATGCGCTCCTCCGCAATCGTGGCGCTGTAGAAACTTGAGCGCCGATAGCCCGCGCGCAGCCGCCCCGGCGCCTCGCCCGTGCCGAGCGGCGTGTCGACACGCAGCTGCGCCTCATACGCGGTGCCGAGCCCGCGTAGCACCGTCTGCGCGGCGCCGAAGTGCGCGCCCGCCAGGCGTGTCAGCGACACCGCTGTGGCGGTGTCGCCGCTGATCGCCAGGCTGTAGATCGGGATGCTCATCGGCTAAACTCGTCGGTGCTGCTCGTGTCGCGGTAGACGACGGGGATGAACTGGAGCCCCGCCGACGCGCCCGGCGTGGGCAGCGTGGGCACGCCGAGCCCAGCAAGGGCGCCGCCGTTTATCCACGCCTCGGCCTTGTGGAACTCGCGGGCAAACCAGACCTCGCGCCGATCCTCATCGTCGCTGCTGTAGCCGCCGGTGCGCTGGGCCGCCTCTGCGTCTGAGGCGGCGCCGTAGTTGGCAAAGCGCCCGAGCACCGCCACGGCCTCGGGATAGCTGGCGATGAGCACGGGGGTGACGTAGCCCGCCGCCGCAATCCAGCCCGTGAGCTGGGCCGCGCGCGCCGTCAGCCAGTCCTCTACATCGGCAAGCCCGGGATGGTTCTCGCCACCCCCGTAGCGGATGTGGCGGGTAAGCCCCTCCACGCCCGCCACGCTGCCGTATGGGCCGCTGTAGGCCACGGGTTAGCCCCTTGCCTTGACAGGCACCACCGTAGGAGTGGGCGTGGCAGGCACCGTAGGAGCCAGCGTAGCGCGTGTCTCTGTGGACGTGGCGGGCGGCGGCTCAGGCGCGGGCAGGGGGCGCCCATTGGCATCCACCCACTGCCCTGCCACCAGATAGCGCCCGCCGGGGGTCGTGTCGGCCATGCTGGTCTCCTATGCCCCGCTGAACGTGGGCGCCACGTAGGCCGAGGCCGAGGCCGCGTAGTAGAGCACCGCACCGTTGGTGCGCGTCCACGCGCCGAAGCCGAAGTACGAGTCCATCACCTCGGCGAAAAGCGGATAGTCGTTGAGCATCGCCACGATGCGCAGGCCACGAATGGCCGCCACCGGGTGCTGGCGGTACACGAGCGGCTTCATGTCGCTCCCGGCGTCGTACACGAATGCGTAGTTATTGGGCACCCAGGAGCGCACCCAGACCTCGGCAGCACCGAAGATCCCGATGGCCCGGTTGTCGATGCGCGTGATGTCCAGCCGCGCGCCGGGCTGGTTCGCCTGTGTCCCGAGGTTCAGGCGCGGGTCGGTGTAGGGCACGAAGCCTACGAGCGCCCGCACGGCAGTCTCGGCAGCGCGGTTGATGTTCAGCCGCAGCTGCGCACCGTGGCCGTGTTCGATCACGTCATCGATCAGCGCCGTCAGCGCCACCGCCGTGGGCGCGGCGCCGTTCAGGAAGTCGTAGTGCGTGTGGCTGCTGGCGGTGAAGACCTCGCCATTCGGGCCGTTGGGGATAGCGGCGCTGTCGGCGTTCACCAGGCGCTTGACCGCAAGGTTAATGTTGGGCGCCATGAACTGATCGGCGATCGTGTAGTTCGTAGCGCCGAAGATGGCCCGCTGGAGCTCGCGGCGAATGGCCCGCGTGTGCATCGACTGGATGGCGATCATGCTGTTCGCCATCTGCGCGGGCGTCGCCTGGAGCATGTAATCCTGCGTCCAGCCGATGTTCTTCACGAACTTTTGCAGCGGGAACCCGACGTTGCTCCCCGCGCCCGCCTTGAACGTGACGCCCCGGTCGTACTCGTCGCTCGGCAGCATCTCGCCGTCGGCGCTGGCGCCGTAGATGCGCTCGCGCTCGGTTGTGACGGCGGCGAGATCCATAACCATCGCGTCAACGACGGCGTTGTGCGCCGCAAGGTCGTCGGTGAGCGTTCGCTGAATGGCGTCAAGGCCGAAGTCCACGGCGGTCTGCGTCGTGAGGGAGACCAGATCCGCAACGGTGTGTGTGCCGGTTGGCATGAGCGGTCTCCTCTCTAGTTATCCCGCGTGATGCGGACATGCGTGGCGGAAATCGTGCGGGCCACGCCCACGGCGTCGCCGATCGTGGCGGCATTGTCGAACCGCCCCGCCGTGGCGCCGATGAACAGCACGGCGCCGGGGGTGAGCCCGCTGCCGTACTCGAAGATGACGCCCCGGCCCCAGAGGGTGACCGGCTCGCCAAGCGCGTAGGTCTTGCCGGTGAAGCCGTCAAGCTCGGCGGCCTCGTCGGCCGCTGTGCCGTTCGACATGAACACCCGGCCATCGCTGGCGCGAATGTAGCAGGGGGCGGCGGTGAGCAGCGCCTCGCCTGCCAGGAGGCCGAGCGAGGCGGGGATCTGGTTCGCGTGCTGCGCGCTGCGCGTCTCCACCGTGGTGGTGGTGGCAGCGGCGGTGATGAGCGCCATAGAGGCTCCTTACAGCCCGCCGTAGCGGGCGCGTTTCTCGGCGATAAGGTCGGCCTGGGCGGTGCTTACTGGCGCCGCGAGCCCGCCAATGCCACGCGGCCCCGGCGGGCTGCCGCGCTGTGGGGCGGCGGCGGCCATGCTGCCGAGCTTCACGGCGGCGGCCTCCAGCTTGCGCACGGCGGCCAGGCGCTGCGCCGACGTGCCATCGGCGGGCATCAGCTCGCGTAGCTCCAGGGGCAGCGCGCGCAGCCGAGGCTTGATCTCTTCCTCGACCTCCAGTGCGAGCGCGTCGCGCTCCGCCTGCACGGCGTCTGCGCGGGCTTCTGCGGCCTCGGCGGCAGCCTTGCGCTGCTCCGCCACGCTCTGCCACTCGCCCGCGCTTGCGGCGGCGGCCTCGGCGGCGGCGGCCTTGGCGCGGGCCGTCTCGGCGTCGGCGGCCTGCTTCGCCTTGCGGCGATCCTCGGCGAGCAGGGCGTTGAGCTCGGACTGCGTGAACGTGCGATCCGCAGCGGGCGTGGCGGGCTGCGTGCCGGTGCCTGAGCCCGCGCCGGGGATGCTGCCCGCCCCGTCGGTGGTGGCTGTGGTCTCAGTGTCGGACATACGATTGAACTCCTACGGGTGGAGAACGCCAAAAGCCCCGCCAGCGGTGGCGAGGCTCAGGGGAGCCGGGCAACCACGGGCGGGGCCGAGATCCCGAAGCGGGATCGGGGTATCAGTTTGGCTACACTATAGCATAACCGTCAAGTCAGCGGATTACGGGACGTTCGCCTGGGGAGAAGACGACCATCAGCCGACGCGCTCTCTGTGAGCCGCGCATCCTTGTCATACTGCGGCTCCCAATGCGTGCCTAGAGAAGTCGGCCCCACGGCACAGCTAGCAAAGTGACATTCCCAATAGTCAACGCGGTTCGCGCCGCTATGCGAATCCGCCCATTTGACAAGCCCGCTGGGGAGAATATTGCCGCTGACTGTCTTGTCATAGACAACGGAGGCGGTCTCAGTTGTCGCCCCATCAGGCAGGCGGATCGTTGTGGCCCCACGATGTGCAATCGCACTCATCGCGCTTGCTCCTGCATGTCAAGGCTGTGAATTACGGGGCGGTCACTGCGTCATTCTCCAGTGCCCGTACCACCACGGCGGCCAATCGCTCCGCCGTCGGCGCGTCGCCAATCTCAGCGAGCAGCGCGGACACAATGCAGTTCCCCATGACGGTAATGCTATGGAAGATCACCGGGGGATTGTCATACTGCGGCTCCCAGCCGTCGCTGTCCCTGATGTAGCAGGCGCCAAAGCCCGCCATGAGGCCAAGCGAGTCAAGGCGCCGTGCAATGTGGGCGCTTGCGTCAAGTTGCTGTGCCAGATCCTCACTCATGCCCATAGCGTGCTTCCTGCATTTCAAGATAGAGCAGATACCAGTACACCGTGTCATAGCTCCACGCGCCGCGATACGGGTTCCAGACGCGGTACACGAACTGTGCCTTGTCTATCACGACGTGGATATGGCGCTCCTGCCCGCCGTGCCGCCAGATCGTGCCGACGGGAAACTGCGCAAGCGTCGACTGGCGGGCCGCCTCAAGGTCTTCTTGTTCCTCACTCATGCCCATAGCGTGCTTCCTCGCTCGTGCCTCGTCGCTGCGCACATTCTACCACGGCGCGCAACGCCCCCCGCGCGGTCGCTGCGGCGGCGGCGAAGCGCTGCGCGTCGGCGCACGGGTCATTGACGGCGGCCAGCAGATGCCCGCGCGCGCGGCGCAACGTCTCAGCCATGGCGATCAGATCGGCGCGGGTAGTGTTCACGGCGTCGGCTCCTCGGTGGTGGCGTCGGGCCGCCCGGTCACATTGCCCGCCGCGTTAATCGCGGCCCCGCCGTCGGGGCGCTGCACGGTGACCGGCAGCAGCCCGGTGTGGGCCACGGGCGGCAGGCCCGCCACTGTGAGCGAGTCGCCCGGCGTGAAGCCCGAGCGGATCAGTGTGCCCGCGCTGTTCACGCGGTTAGCAAAGTCGGCGCTGGCCTGGCTGGTATCCTGTCGCGCCACGGGCGGGAACAGCGGGCGCCGGTTAAAGCGGAAGTCCTCAAACCCGTCGCGGTACGCCCGCTCGGCGGCCTCTGGCGTGCCCTGCCCCGTGCCCACGTTCCACATGCCAAGCAGCACGCCCCAGCTTACGGCGATCTGCGTGGCGCGCACCAGCGCCGCCTCGTAGTTCGCTCGCGCCAGCCCCAGCCGCTGCTCGGCGGGGGCGCGCAGCTGGGCGATGGTCTCGCCCGACTGGCCCGAGAGGTAGCGCCCGCCGAGCGCCTTGAGCTCGGGCAGGCGATCCTCGATCAGCTCGATCAGCAGGCGGCACTGGCTGATCGCGTCGGCGATGTTCAAGTCCGCCACCAGCGCCTGCACATTGGGCGCCGTCTGCCCTCGGCTGGTGTCGGTGTAGATCACGTTGCGGCCGGTCAAGGCGATGCGCGTGGGCGCCGGGCCGCTGGCGGAGATGAACCAGTCAACTTTCACATGGTCATGTATCTGCGTGTTCAGGTGGGTGAGCAGCGCGTTCAGCCGGTCAAGGGAGGAGCGCGCGCGGTAGAACGCATTCAGCCCGAACGCATCGCCCGCATCCTCGTGCGGCAGGAGCACGTAGGGCACCACGCCAAGCGTGTTGACGTAGATCGCACCGGGGCCGTTGTCTTCGCGCAGCATCAGGTCGTAGGGGATGAGGCCGTTCTGATGCACACGATACGTGCGCGTGTCCTCTTTGGTGAGCACCTCGCGGATCGTGACGCGCTCCTGCGCGTCGCCGAGCCCGTAGAGGATGTCATACTCCAGCTCGGCGCCGGTGACGTGGCCGCGCGGGTCAAGCTCCACATCGCGGATGACACGCGGGTGCTCGGGTTTGAGGTAGACGCGCCGCCGCGCCGGGTCGGGGCTGTCCTGGGCCACGATGCGCAGGCCGACGGTGCCGTGCATCGGGGCGAGCCGCGCGATCTGTTGCTTTGCCAGATCCATGTTGGACGTTGCCCAAATGGCGTCAAGTGCAGGCAGCAGGGCTGCGTTGTCGCTCTGCGCGCGAATGTCGGTGGGGGCGTCCTCGGCGGCATCGTCGGTGGAGCGTCGGAACAAGCCGCCAAAGACATGTTGATACAGCCCCACGACCTCGGCCACGGGGTTGTAGAGCCCCGCCAGATCGGCGGCGCTGGCGTTGCCGAGCGTGGCGTTAATCTGCTCGCGCAGCCCGCCCTCGCTACCGCGCTCGTAGATGGCATTGTCGTAATACTGCTGGTTCATATCGTACACGGCGGCGCGATCCTGATAGGCCGGGCGCGACTGGTTGCCTGCCGCCGTGATCAGACGCGCCAGCGCGCCGAATGGATTCTGTGCAAACAGCGTCATACGGGCGCCTCTCTACTGAGCGCGGCGAGGGCGGCGGGGCTCCAGGCGGCATGGTCAACCAGCGCCGCCGCCCGCTGGGCGCCCATACTGAGCGCCACCGCAAGATCGATTTTATCCGCATACGTGCGCTTCACAATGCGCAGGCGCCGCCCCTCGCCGTCCACCTTGCGGTTGGCATTGGCGAGGTGCTGGCGTAGGGCCGCGTCGCCGTCGTGGGCAATGCGGCGGCTCACAATGGCGTCAAGCAAGCCCTTGTCGGCCTCCAGGCGTTGCACCCCCTGAGGGAACGGCACGCACGGCGTCGGAATGGGGCGCGGGCTGCTCGTGAGGCGCCGGATCAGCTGGCCGAGCAGGAACGGGTCGTAGGCCAGCTCGCGCACGGCGAAGCGCGCCACGATGTCGCGTAGGTCGGCCTCGATCGCGTCGAAGTCCAGCGGCGCGCCTCGCACCGGCACGTAGCCGCGCACGTAGCGCACGGCCAGGCGCTGCGCGTCACGCGGGTGCGCAGAGATGAGCAGCGATGCGAACGTGTCGTTGCTTTCCGCCCCGTCAAGGGCGAGGATGCATGGCTCGTGCGGCCCGAGCGGCGGCAGCGCGTCGCGGCACGCATCCCAGAGCGCGATGCTCGGCAGAAACGTGGCAACCTCGGTGGCCTCAAACGCCTCCTCTGGCGTGGCCGGGTACTCCTGGCGCATGTGCGCGCTGTCCACCGCATCGGCCTCGGTGGCGGCGTACCAGGCGGCGTCACGGTCGGGGCGCGCCTGCCAGGGCAGGAAGCGGAACGCAAAGCGCCCCGTGCCTGCCTGCGCACGGGCGCACAGATCGGCGAACAGGTTAGCTCGCCCGTTCGCCGTTGAGAGCACAATCAGCTGGCCGCCCGCATCAATCGTGGGCTTCATCGCCGTATACAGCTCGGTGGCGTAGTTCATGAACGCCGCTTCATCGAGGATCGCCAGGGACGCGGTGAACGTGCGGCCCGCGCTGCGCGTGGCGGGCATGGACTTGATGCGCGAGCCGTTCGCCCACGCGATCTCCTCCGTGTTCTCCTTTGTCACGGCGGGCAGGGCGGCGCGCAGCTCGGGCGGCAGGCGGGCGTACATCACGCTGATACGCCGTAACAGTTCGTTCGCCTCGTCCTGGCCTTTGCTGAACGCCAGCACCACCCGGCCCGGCTGGTACAGGCAGCGCCAGAGCGCGGCGGCGCACACGAGCCAGCTGATCCCGAGCTGGCGGGCCTTGAGGATGAGCAGTAGGCGCTCGTGCTCTACGTCGGCCAGCAGCGCGCGCTGGGCGGGCCACAGCCGAAACGGCATGGTGCCACCGCCGTCGCCATGATCCTGCGCATCATCGATGATGATGCGCTGGTCAATGAAGTCGGCGAGGGGCGGCGGTGCCAGGCTAGGACTCTTCGGCGGGGTCGACAAGCGCTTCGAGAAGTCGAATTTGCTTATCTGCAATGACCCCGTGAAGGATCGCAAGCTCTTGGGCGGGTTGTGTTTTGAGCCAGTCTGTGTCACGAAAGACCTTCATTTGATCGCGCAGCGTGGTCAATCCCTCTTCCAAATACTCTAAGAGCAGCGCCCCGATGCGCTCTCGTTTTTCGGTTGCAACAACCGCAACCGCGCTGCCATTCAGCTGGCGCGACTTCCAGCTTTTAAGCGTCCCAATGGGGATGTTGAAGGTTGCAGCCACCGTAGCCGGGGCTTGGCCTGCGAGCAGCGCCGCGAGCGCTTGGGCCTTGATCGACTCGCTATAGTCAGTCATCGGCCTGCCTTATACTGCGGTATAATGTACCAAAGAGAAGTGAGCAGAGAGGCGCGACGATGCTTGACACCATGACCACGAGTGAAGCCGGTGAACGGCTCGGGATCAAGCCGCGCTCGATTGTCGCGCTGATCCGGCTGGGGCTGATGACGGCCACGAAGCGCGGGCGCGACTATGCGATTGCACGCGCCGAAGTCGAGCGCTACGCCGTTGAGCGCCGCCCCGCGCATCGTGCGGCGAAGCCAAGGGGGGCGTAGATGGATACACGCAAGGCGGGCGTCTACCTGATCCGTAACCTGCACACGGGCGATGTCTACGTGGGCAGCAGCAGTGTAACAATTGCGCGTCGATGGGCTCAGCACCGCAATGACCTGAGGGGGGGGCAGCACCGCAACCCGTGGCTGCAACGTGCATGGAACAAGTACGGGGCCGATATGTTCGCGTGGGAAGTGCTGGAGCACGCTGAGGGGCGCGACGCGGTCTTGGCGTGCGAGCAGCGCTGGATTGACCACTATTGGGGCGGGCGCATGGGCGTAGACTGCTACAACATGCTTCCGACGGCAGGCAGTCCGACGGGGCACGTCAAGAGCCCCGAGACGCGGGCGAAGCTGAGTGCGGCAAGGCGCGGGCACATCACAAGCCCCGAGACGCGGGCAAAGCTGCGTGCGGCGCAGACCGGGCGCACCGCAAGCCCCGAGACGCGGGCAAAGCTGAGTGCGCGCACCGCAAGCCCCGAGACGCGGGCGAAGATCGGCGCGGCCAGTCGCGGGCACGTCAAGAGCCCCGAGACGCGAGCAAAGATGCGTGCGACAAATCTCGGGCGCGTTCACAGCCCTGAGGCGCGGGCAAAGATGCGTGCGGCCAGTCGCGGGCGCATCATAAGCCCCGAGACGCGGGCGAAGATCGGCGCGGCACAAACGGGGCGCACCGCAAGCCCCGAGACGCGGGCGAAGCTGCGTGCGGCGCAGGCCGGGCGCACCGCAAGCCCCGAGACGCTGGCGAAGATGCGTGCGGCGGGGCGCGCCATAAGCCCCGAGACGCGGGCGAAGATGCGTGCAGCAAGTCGCGCGCGCACCGCAAGCCCCGAGACGCGGGCGAAGATGCGTGCGGCGGGGCGCGCGCGCGTTCACAGCCCCGAGACGCTGGCAAAAATGCGCGGGCGCACCGCAAGTCCCGAGACACGGGCGAAGATCAGCGCGGCAGGGCGGGGGCGCGCCGTAAGCCCCGAGACGCTGGCAAAGATGCGCGGGCGCGTTCAGAGCCCCGAGACGCGGGCGAAGATCGGCGCGGCCAGTCGCGGGCACGTCAAGAGCCCCGAGACGCGAGCAAAGATAAGCGCAGCCAAGCGCGGGCGCGTTCACAGCCCTGAGGCGCGGGCAAAGATGAGCGCGGGCCAGAGAGAGAGAAGGCGTAAGTTGCGAGAAAAAGCGACGTATCATCAGGCGTCTCTCTTCGACCTAGCAGAATAGCTTGCGCACGGGTGACGTGTGCTCATCGCATCCTCATCATCGGCAGCGCCACCCGCCAGCGCGCCGCCACGAGCACGCCGTCGGCGGTGGCTTCGCGCCAGTCGCCTTGCGCCCACAGCGTACAGCGCAGCGTGACGCCGCTGCCGTCATCCTCGCAGAGCCCCAGCCCGCCCGCGCCGCCCTTCACGACCACGACCGGCGGCGCCGCCAGCCCCTCAGCGAACCACCAGGACGCGGCGGGCGCGTCGCGCAGCTCGCCACGCCAGACGGGCGCCTGCGCGCTCACCGGGGCAACGAGCACCACGCAGGCCACGGCCACGAGGGCACACAGCAGCACCACGATGACGAGCAGCAGGGGGTCGATGGGGCGGCGGCTCATGGGGCGGCTCCCGCAGCGTGTCGTGGCCCCCAAGCGGCACCCAGCCGCAGACGGGGCACCAGAGCCAGGCGCGCGCACCGTCGCCGTGCTCCACGCGCATGTAGCAGCGCCAGTGCGCGCCGCAGCGCGGGTAGCGGGCGTAGTACCAGCCCGCGCTGCGGTGCTTTGTGGGTCGCGTCATCCATTACAACAGTTCCTGGTATGCCGCCAGCTGCGCACGCGCATCGGCGTAGGCAGCGGAGAGCGTGGCGCCGTAGCCCATCAGCGTCATGAGTCCTTGGCCTCCCAGTGTCAGGGCGATCTCCCAGTCGATGCGCGTTTCAGGGGAACGCCCCGCGCTATCCGACAGCGTGCGCCGCTGAAGGCGAAACGTGAAGCGCTCGGGCAGGGCCGCGAGTGCGGCGAACGCGGCAGCGTCATCCATCGTCGTCGCTCTCCTGGGCGCGCTTGATGATCCGCGCCTGTCGCGCGGCGATCTTCGCCAGCTCCTCAAGCATGGCCTTCTTGACATCTTCGATGTGTGTGTGCATCCGCGTATAGGCGGCGTCGCCCCGTTCAACGAGCGTATTGATCTGGCCCTGCAGGCGCACGTCACGCGCCAGCGAGGCGGCCTCGGCGGCGGCGCGGTGGAGCTGGTCGCCCGCCGCGTACGCCTCAAGGCCAGAGGCGATAGCGACGGCAACCGCGCTATTTTGCAGCGCGGCGCCGCGCTTGATCTCCTCCAGGCTCAGGCAGATCGTACTGAGCAAGTCCGCAAGCTCGGCGTTGTACGCCAGCCACGGCTCGCGCACCTCGGGCGGCTGCGCCTCCGCCGCGACCCGCTCGGCCTCTCGTTGCAGGCGGTCGGTCATACAAGCTTCCTCTTAGCGTGTGGCGGAGAGCGCAACATCGAACCAGGCGCGGGCCACGCCGATAAACACGTAGCGGTCCAAAAAGAGCAGCGCCACGAACAGCGCCAGCACAAGCAGCACGATGGACATTCCGGCCCGCCAGCGGTCGGACTCCAGCTGGCGCACAGCGCGCTCAGCGGCATCACGCGCAGCGGCGTTAACGAGGTCGTCCACCTGATCCCGCACGGCCCGCACCGCGTCGGAGAGGATGCCCATGTCGCCGCGCGCGTAGGCCAGCTGGCGCCCAAGCTCTTTGTTTGCCGTCTCGCGCTTTTGGTCAACGGCAAAAACATACTCGCGAAGGAAGGCCAGCACCTCGGCGGGGTCAGCCCCGTGCGTGATGTTGCCCCCGGCGTTGTCGCCCGTGGCAACGTCGCCGGTCTGGCCGCGCGAGAAGTCCAGGACGGCGCGGCGCTTGCGGGTGGGTGCCACATCACCACGCCCCCGCCGTGATGGCGTTGGCGATGGCCGCGACGGCCTCGCCGTAGTGGTCGCCGGGATTGGCCCAGCCGCCGCCGAGCAGGCGCATGCGGTTGAACTTCGCGCCCAGCTCGCGCCAGTTCAGCGCCGACCCGCGCACCCACAGCGGCAGCGGCCGCCCCTGGCACGCACGCACGTAGAGCGCCTCTTGGGCGTTGCTGAAGCGGGGGATAGCGTACCCGGCAACGCGCCACGCGTGGGCGTCCACGCTGTTGGGGCGCCACGGGAAGGCGGGCGAGCTCACCCAGTTGGGGTACGCCTGCCCGCGCACCCACAGCGCCCCTTTGGCCTGCCACAGGTCGCCCTCGCGGGCCGGGGGCAGGCTGGTGCGCGTGGCGCCGGTGACAAAGATCCCCGCCGGGTTGCGGCGGGGCTTGGCCGCCTGCCAGCTGCTCATGTTGCCGGTCTCATGGAGCATCATGGCAATGAGCAGGATCGGGTCAACCGTGGCGACGCGGGCCACGCGGAAATAGGCAGGCACGACGCCCTCGTAGCTGTCGCCACCGCGCACCTCGGCGTGCGTATAGCGCGTGTGAGCGCCATACTGCGCCGCCTCGACCCGGCGCCATACGGCGTCGGCCACGCGCCCCGGCGAGGGCTGCGGCGCGGCGGGGACAGGGCGGATGGGGGACGCGGCG